TCCGGTGTCGGTGATCTTGATGTCGAAGATGTCCCAGTCGGGATCGTCCTGAGCCCTCAAGTAGAGTTTGTGGAAATGGTCATCACCGGCGCTGGTGCCGCTGACGATGGCGAAGCCCCGATAATCGGCCAGACAAGGCCGAACGACCGAGGTGAAGGCCTGCGGGGCGAGCAGGGGGTATTCGTCGAGCACCGCGCCGTCGAGGTAGATGCCGCGCATCCGCTCGTAGGCCAGGGCCCCGCCATAGAGCCGGATGGTCGCGCCGCCGGGAAAAACGATGGTCAGTTCGCCTTCGAGCGGCCGGACGCCTGGAATGTTGGCGGTATAGGTCTTCAGATATTGCCAGACCAGATCCTTGGTCTGGTCGAAGCTGGGTCCGACATAGGCGTATCTGGGGGGCGGGGTGAGGCGGTGGTTCTCGAGCGCCGCGGTGATCAGGGAATTGGCGAGCGCGACCGTCTTGCCGGCGCGCCGGTGACAGACCGCCAGCTTCCAGCGCTTGCGGGAGGCATGCAGGGGCAGGAAATGCTTGCGCGGCAGATAGGGGAGAACGATGACGTCGTCGGGTTCAGCCGACATCGAGGGGGTCGTTCGGGTCGGGGTCGCTCTCGGTCCGCCAGCGGAAGGTCAGAGTGCGCTGAGGGGAAATGGTGAGCGAGGCGCTTTGGGTGGTGGAAGGGGGAGCGGGGGACAAGGGGTGACCCTGAGCCAATTTGGATTGCAGGACTTTTGTCGAGGCCCATTCCAAGGCGCGCTGGTCGGCGCGGGGGTCGAACAAGGTGCGGATCGGGATCGAGGCGGCCTGAGCCAGCGCGACCCCGTAGCTTTCCTCCTGAACCCGGGCGAGGCGAGGGGATTGCTTGATCAGTCGTTGCAGGCGGACGATGGGGATTTTGAGGAGAGAGGCGGCCATCGCCAGATCGCCATGAGTGAGATGGATCGCCGTCGCCGCCTCGTCGGTCTCGAGCGGAAGGGTGGGCGGTCGCTCGTCCCACGGATAAAAGGGAAGAGGCGCAAATTCGAGATCCTCCGGACTGGGGGTGGAGTCCACTACAGTCAGATAAGGGGGTTTATCCATGGATTAGATTTGTAGTATAGTTTTTCCCATAGGACGAGGGCGTACCACCCCGGCCCGGCCCCAGCAATGGCACCATGCCATGGGGGGTCCAACGCCGGCTGCTATAGGCGCTGCGCGCCTATAGCAACTCGCTCGCGAGTTGTGCTCGCGCCACGCGAGTGGCGCTAGCACAAATCAGGAACCAACGATGCGACGCGCGCGCGCGCGCATTGTCAAGCGGCTTGGCGCAAGTGTGACGCCTGAAAACCATACTAGATGTGGTAGTCTCGGAAATGTATACCTATCCGATACGGTTGCAGCGGTTGCAAATAATGTAGGACTATGATCTGGACAAAGGCGGCTATGGGACTATGTTCCGTACACGCGCGGGTGCGCCGCGCTTAGGAGCAAGTCAGATGCAGTTCTCTCAATTCTTCAGTCTCGATAGCGCAAAGGCCATAAAGGCCCGCGAATATGGCTACCTGAACGCCATCAACTACATGGCGCCAGCTGCGACCGCAGGCCACGGCAATCTATGCGGCGACGCAAGCGCGGGATGTCTCGCGCTTTGCCTTGGTTGGTTCTCAGGCCAAGCTGGCATGGTCAAAGGCAATCGCAAGCGCGGAACCAACAGCGTTCGCAAGTCTCGCGTCGCCAAGGTCAAAATGTTCATGCACGATCGCGCCGCATTCATGGCCGAAATGGTCGCCGGCATCGATCGCGCCATCCGAAAGGCGCTTCGCCTTGGTCTACAATTGTGCTGCCGCCCCAATGGCGCAACGGATGTGCCTTGGGAACACATCAAGCTTTCGCCAGTCGACAGGCGCTCCATCTTCGATGTGTTTCCGCAGGTGCAATTCGTCGACTACACCAAAAGCCTAAAGCGTATGTTGCGCTTTTGCGCCGGTTTGCTGCCGGCGAATTATCACTTGACGTTCTCCCGTTCTGAAACCAACGAGGACGCCTGCAGGCAGGTGCTAGCCGCGGGCGGCAATGTCGCCGTGGTGTTTGCTGGCGATATGCCAGCGTCCTACCTTGGCGTGATGGTTGTGGATGGCGATACCCATGACTTGCGCCACCTGGACCCGCATGGCGTCGTGATCGGCCTTACCCCCAAAGGCCCACGCGCCAAGCGCGATCGTTCTGGCTTCGTGGTGAGGGCATGATTGCCCTCGCCCTGCTGTTCGCCTTGGGCGCGATTGCCCTCGGCTATGTGTGATCAAAAGGCCGGCCTTGCGCCGGCCTTTTCATTTGGAGCGCGCCCAACCGGGCGGGCGCCCGCTCGCCCCTTTTGCTTACGCTAAGCAAAAGCCCCTTGCGTCCGTTTCCGAGACGCCGCCATGAAGGTTTGGGCCTCCGAGGACGTCCTGACCCTATCTTTTAGTCATTGGTCATTTGTTGGTATTTGGTTGCTTGTCTCAATTACCGCTTTCCAACCAGCTGGCTTCTGGCTATGCGCTAGAAGGTCAAATGTATAGCATCAAAAATTCCTCTCTCCCGCGCGCGTAGCTCAGTAGCGGTAATTGAGACAAGACGACAAAAACCTACTAGTCGTTCAATTGCCAAAAGTTTTTATGTCCATTATACTCGATAATTGTACACATTCATGAGCGGAGAAAACGGACAATGACCGAATTTAACCCGGCCAAATCGCGCGAAGAATTACGCACCGCTGCGGTGACAAGCAAAAGCCCCCGCCTCGCCTTCCCCGACCAATGTGCGCTATTCATCGCCGCGCGCGATCGCATGGCCCCGCACCCAATCCTTGCCCAGGCCTTCGGCGTCACCCCGGGCACAGTCAGCGCCATCGCCAATTGCCTGAACCCGGCCCGGCGCATCCACAAATATGCCAGCGTCGCCAAGGAATACGACAGGCTAGGCGACGAACCGTTCGCCCAACGCTACTGGCGCGAAGAACACGCCGCCCGCATCCTGCGGCTGAAATACGACGCCCCCGAACCCGGCGACAATCGCCGCTCGTTCGCCCCAAACCCCTTGGCCGATAAATTCAGCTTCGCTCGCTTCAACGCCTTCGCCGTTCCTAAGCCCCTCGGCGGCACAGAGTTTTTCCGCGTCGATTGGGTTAAGGCCGAGATGCGCGAAGGTTGGTACTTCCGCAGCTGCGCCGACAATGGCGAAGTTCCCCCAGACGCCCCGCTTGGCCTTATCGGCCTTTATTGCGGGCGGGATGCGATTGACGAAAACGCCCGCTATCTTGAGCCTTTTCGTACCTCCGCCGAAGCTTACGACGGCGCGTTCACAATCATGGGCGAGTCAAGCCCGCGCCCCAAACCGGGCCGCCCCAAAAAATAATTCCACAAAATAATCCTAGACCACTTGACAGTCCCATCAATGGGACTATGTTCCGGACTGTGGCGGTTCGTCCACATGGTCCGAACTTTATTTTGAGGTGCGCTATGACCCGTAAACTCTCCCGCGGCGAATTCTTCGCCCGGCAAAAGGCCGACGCCTGGGCCCACGCCCAAAACCCCGAACTTGCCAATCGTGAGCGCGAAGCGCGCGACATCCGCGAGCGTTGGCTTGCTGGCGAGAACGGGCTTGGCGATATGCACCCGTCGTTCCGCGCGCGGCGCAAACAACCATGAGCGCCCTCGATAATCCCGCCCGCTTCGCCCTCGCCGGCCATGCGGTGTTCACCCTGCAGTCGAAAAAGACCGGCGTACGCTTCACCTACAAGGTGCGCGCCGCTGACAGCGGCCCAATGCACTTTGTCCAAGTACTCACAGGCCCCGACAACACAAACGATTATCGCTATCTCGGGTTCCTGCGCCGCGGCGTCTACTTCCACGGCGGCCAAAAGGCCAAGATCGCGCGTGACGCCCCATCGGCCAAAGCCTTCGATTGGTTCTGGCGCCACATGGCCGCCAACGCCTCCGCGCCCGATAGCGTGGAAGTGTCCCACGAAGGCCGCTGTGGCCGCTGTGGCCGCCCCCTGACCGTCCCAGAGAGCGTCCGCTCAGGGTTCGGTCCTGAATGCATCGGAAAGGTTTGACCATGGATAATTCCATCGAGGCGCTACTCGCCAGCGCAACACAACACGGGCTCGACAGCGAGCCCGACCATGAAGTCGGCGACTTGCAGCAATTCTTGCGGCTCGCCTGGGAGATCATGACGCCTGCGCAATGCGAGCGGCTCCTCGCCGACGCTCAACCTTGGAGATGGGAATGAGCAAGATCGGCGTCGAACGACAGGCGCGCCGGTTGGCGCGCCTCCCTAACCCTCAACAGCGTCTAGAGGCTGGCGAACGTCTGGTGGCGCTGTTGGAGGCGGCGATAGAGCGCATGCGCGCCATAGAGCGCAAGCAAACCGAAAGGAGGTGATGGAGCCCAGGCCCGTTTGGCGCACCCGAGCGGGCCTGATCGGCATCACCGCCGGGAAAAGGAATTGCCATGAAAAACCAAGAATACACAGAACATTTTCGCGATGGCATGCGGGCCGCGCTGAACCTGACGCGGGCGCAAGCCAACGTCTACGCCAACGCCCTGCCAGTGCGCGCGGGCGACGCTTTCCTGGCAGGCTATTACGCCGAAAAGCGCCGTTTGAGGGCCGCGTGATGTCTTGGAAGCCCGAAGTTCAGATTGAACCGGACGGCAAATGGTGCGGCAACGGTTTGCGCTTCGCCACCCGGGAGGAAGCGATGAGCCAAGTTACTGACTTGGCCTTTCGCTGGACCTCCGTCCACGACACGCGCGTGGTCGAAGACCACAACCCGGTCAATTACGCCTACGTGGATCACAAACTTGTTGAGGCCAGATGAGCCTCGACCAGTTCCTGGCTGAGAACATGCTCAGCCCCGAGGCGTTCGCGAAAATGGTCGGGGTTCACCCGACCACCATTTACCGCGTGCTGGCCGGTCGCACGATCCCCAAGCGCAACACACTGCGAAAAATCCTTGAACTCACCTCTGGCCACGTCAGCGTCGCCGAATTGCTGGGAAGGCAAGTTTTATGACCTGGATCCAACTCGACAATCGCCTGCATCCCGCCGATCTCGGGTTCCTGCCCGAGATCCTCTTGCCCGAAGACAAGCGCCCAGTGCGCGAGCAACTCAATGACCGCTACGCCCATGGCGGCGGCTACCGACCATTCTCGGGCAACTTCAGGCTCGATCGCATGACTATGACCCTGCGCTATCCCGGCGATCCGCCGTTTCGCCCAGGCGCCATGACCCAGATCGGCGACGAGCAGGTCTATTTCTACCCGCAGGGCGCTTGGCTCCTGATCCTGCAGCCCAATGGCGATTTCGAGGTGACCAGAGTTGACTAGCGGTCGTAAGCCCAAATTAACCCCACAAGAGGCGATCGAGGTTCGCGAGCTTTACGCCGGGCCTGGGCGATGGACGGTTTCATCGTTGGCGCGCTCCTTTGGCGTCAACATCTGGGTGATCCAAGCGGTTTTAAACCGCACTGGAGCCTATCAATGAAAGTCACCTCGACCGACATCGCCGCCAGCGCGCAAGGCACCTGCATCGCCATCGCTCAGGCGATGGCGACCTACCAACGCTGCGATGTGGCGCGCTCGCAATTGCGCAGCGAACTCCTGGTCAGCGTCGATGCGCTGCATGAGCGCCTCGCCCATGAACTTTTGGCTCTGTGCCGCAAGCACAAGGAGGAACGATGAAGTTCAAAACCTTTAACTCGCAACAGAAGAAAATGATGGTCCGCCTTGGTGGCGCAAGCGGTCCCGGGCCTGTTCAGGTATCCAAGCACGCCAAAGCCAAGCAACCGTCCAAGGGAGGCAAAGATGCGAAAAAATAGCTGGGCGAGCGTGTTCGGCCCCAAGCGCCGCGCGATCGACAAGGCGCTGCTCGCCGAATGTGAAAAGACCATCTGTCAGGCGGACCTGCGCGACATCGAACTCGACATCGAGCGCGAGGAGCGCCAGCGCGCCAGGATCGACAACCAAGCGCGCGAAGCGATCGCCAAGGCGTTCGGGCGACCCCTGACATGAGGTACGGCCTCAGCTTCATGGAGAGGGTCCACATCGTCACCGGCGAGGGCAAACCTCAGCTGGGAAGCCGATGGATGTACACCGCTTGCAATAGCGATGGCATGAACATGCTGGATGACATTTCCGAATGGAAGGTCAAATCCTACCCGATGTGTCGCCTCTGCCGGCGCTCGCAATTGACGCTCGATGAGCCGACGCCTAAATAGGACTACGAAGTGGAAAGGGCTATGAACGTTCAACTGGATCGAACCTTGATTTACCGCACCAAGCGCCGGGCGCGCGACGACGGGCTGACCCAGGACGAGCGGGTCGCGATCAACCTCTTGTGGCGCCGGGGGATCAAGGTTCCGATCCTTACCCGAGTCTTTAAGGTGGGCAAGAACACCATTTATTACAAAGCCTTAACTGGCGAGGCGGACTCCTATCCGAACTCGCCGCGGTCGAACTCGGCCCGCGACACCAACGACCTGATCGAAGAACTTGGTGAGAAGGCCGCCTGGGCGAAGTTCGTCACCGACGAAATGATCCAGGCCTGCAACGAGGAACTGGCCAAAGAGCTTGAGCAGATGCGGCTTGCACGATGACCGACGACAAGCCTCCAGGGGCCGAGTGGGCCGACATCGAGGTGCTGATCGATCGGGTGCTGAGCACCCAAGCCGAGGCGGCCCAGCGCGGCGCCCTGTGCCTGTGGACCATCTACGACCATCCCATAGATTACCCCGACCACATCGTGGCCCGCCGGCATGAAGCGCCGGGCGGCCCGACTCAGAACGCGATCGGCGGCAAGCTCGAATTCCTGCGCGAGATCTTCGAGAGCGCCGGGCTGCATCGGGTCGATCGCGAGCCCGGCGACGACACCAAGATTATCGAGACGTGGATCTGATGCCGGTCGCCGACAAGCATGTCTGGCAATTCAAATCTTACCGACCCTGGCCGCTTGCAGTTTTAGACCGCGACTTTGACCGGCCCGATTGGCAGCACGACATGGTCGAGCGCCTGAGCCGCGGCGAACGGGCGCCCGAGCCGATGGCTGAGCCGGTTCCCGGCGAGCGGTTTCGTAGCGAGCGAGAAGTCAGCTGGCAGGCCGCCGAGGAAACGGCCAAAGACGCCGTACGCACCGGCGCAGCCTATTTGACCGACCGGCAGAACGCCGCGCGCGCCGAAAAGCGGGCGCTGCTCAAGCAGGCCTATGACGAAGCGGTCGCTGCGCTCAGAGCCAGAAATGAAGCAGCTGAAGCCAGAGAGGCTGAAAAGGCCCGGGCGCGCGCTGAGGCCCATAGGGAATATTGGGCCGAGCAACGACGGCGCGAAACGCTTCGGATCCAGGCTCAGCACGATTGGGAGCGCGAAACCATCCTCCGATGTCAACGCTGGATGTGCCAAGTGTGCAGAGCGAAAGTGATGCCCACAGAGGTCGATGGAGGCTACGAACTCCGATGCGTCCCATGCGATCGAAGCACCGTGGTTGAGCACGCCAAAATGATCAAATGGTTGATGCCATGACCCCGCGTGAGGCCGGATCGATCGAACTCGAGGAGCCCGACTGGCGCGCCCGCTTCGAGGAGCACACCAAACGCTGGCCCAAATGGCCGCGCTATCTGCAGGAAGACTCGGCGTTCGAAGCGACCCTGAAGGACTACCGGCGCTTTCACTTCAGCTGGGTCGAGGGCAAGCAGATCCCAATGCCGGCAGCGCCGGCCAATATTGCGCTCGCCAAGCTGGGACTGTTCCCGCCCCGCTTCACCATCAAGGACGTGCCGCGCACCGACGCTACCGGGTTCCAGTGCGACGATCACATGTGGGTCGGCCCCTGGCGGATCGTCGCCATCGAAGACCGCATGCTGCTCATGGAAAAATACATGGAGATCGAAGGCAAACCGGAAACGCGCCAGATCGACCTCGCGAAGGCCGACTGGTCGAAATACACCGCCTCAGCAATCGCGGTGTTGGAGGCGAGGTGCGAATATGAGCAACGTGACAAAAGCCAGGAAGCGGTTGGAAGCGGCTTTATTGGGGGAAGTACGGACTGATGCCAAATGGCGTGAAATCATCCGTGAAGTGGTGGTTGATCTGACCCGTGAGGCGTCGATCCAGAAGACTCCCGGCACCAAGCGCAATCAGGAACAGATCCTGCGCGACAAAATCAAAATCATCTCGACCAGCGTCGCCGATCCATCGCTCAATTATCAGATGATCCTGCAGCACTCGGGCGTGAGCAACATCAATATCGCCCGCGTGTCGGAAACGCTAACGCGGGCGATCGATAGACACGGCACGTTGCTGACTGCGCTCGCGGTTTACAAGACCGAGTACAACAAGAAATATCCACGACTCGGGCCGCTCTAACGGGCTCCAGCCGACAACTGGAGCCCGCCATAGTCCGCATGAGGTCGGGTGCGAAGCGGCCTCGTTTGTTCATCTAACAACGCAATTTCGAACTGTCCACATCACAGTTTGACAGCCTCCGCGAACAGGTCGAGATCTCGACGCCTCCCCGGGTGCGTCGATGTCAGAATTAACAAAAATCCAGCGCAATCTTACCGTCAATTTCATCGATCAACGTCGTCTCAATGTCTCGGTTATCTGGTTCAAATCCGAAAGCGCCGTTCCCGTCGAAGGGCCGGCGCAAACCGTTCCCAAGGATTGGCTGAACGAGGGCGAGGAGCGCAATCTCGGGGCTGAACTGCGCGACGGCTTCGTCGAACTGCAGATCAAGGCGCCCGACGATATCTGGTTCAAGCTTTTCGCCTCCCAGGTCGACGCCAGGGCGGCCTGGGGCGGCTATCTCAAGCCGGTCAGCTCCGTTCTGTTCAAGATCGCCGATCCCCGTTCTATCGAAGCCTGGATCGATCGTTGGCCGCGCGGCTCGAAGGACAAAGCAAACGCCTGGGTTGAAACCAAGCTCGCCTATTCGTTGCAAGGTAAAACCAAGCCGATCCCGTATTACAGCGCGCCGTTGCCCGGCTCGCGCTTTGCTGGCGACACGATCGTCTGGCGGCCGGGGGGCAAGCCGGCGGCCGACAATCAGGAGCTTGGAACTGAGGATCTCGAAGCAAGGCCTGTGCCTGCGACAAATTGCGAAACTATTTGTCGTGCGATCGCCTTCGCCACGCTTGGTTACTGGATCCGGATCTATCTCGACGGCTCAGACCATTGGGACGAGAGCCTTTTGCGCACGCTCGGCGGCTGGATAGCGCGTGAGGCGTTCCTTGAAGGCCCGGCGGTCAACGAGCGCAACAAGAAGCTTGGCGATTTGTGCTGGGCGCCGATCGACAATGGGACAACTGCGGCTGAGTTGATCCAGTTTCTTGCTGGCCTGGGTGCGCCGCGCGAGTTGGAGGGGTTCTTTCATCGAGCCGAGCTGGAACTGGACCGCAATCGGGAAGCGCCCGTCTCGGGCTGGCCGGCGCTCGAGCGGACGCTTGGCGTCCAGGCCAAAATTGGGATCCGGCGGGCGTTTCGGGCTGGCGCCGACATCAACGCCATCGAACGGTTTCGTGAACGCTATGTTTTTAACACCAGTGAAGATGTCTATATCGATCGGGAAGCCCTGTTGAGAGGTGTTAATTTTGAGCGGAAATTCGATGCTTTGGTTCGCATTTACGACAATGAAAGCATCATCCTTAAAAACAAGCCTTACAACGTGTTCCGGCTTTATTCACAATCCAAATTGCGCACTGATGTCATGCGCTCAGACGGCTTCCCAGGCCAAGAGCCGGGAGCGATTTTGCGCTATTCGCCAGTGCATGGACTGATCAACAACGACGACCGACAGCCTGACGAGTATCATGTTCTCAACACGTATCGCGGGTTCATCATCAAACCTGCTCAGACCATCAATGCGACGATTATGCGCGCGGCGGTCAGCGCGCTCGACACCATGTTGGGATACCTGACCCAAGACAACGATGCTCAAATTTTGTGGCTCAAGAAATTCATTGCCTGGATCATTCAGCACCCAGAGATCAAGCAGCAGGTATGCCCGGTCGTTATCGGCGGCCAGGGCGTCGGCAAAAGCGTGTTTGGCGATGAGTTTATGAAAGCCCTATTTGGCGAACTGGCTGGCGCGCCGGCCGGGTTTGCCCCGGCGGAAAACAGGTTCACAATCACCCCCTTTGTCGGACGGCTGATCACGTTCATTGATGAAGTTCGGTTAAAAGATCGCCCCACAATTGATGAGTTAAAGAAAATCATTCGCACCGTCCGTTTGGCTGGCCGGGAAATTTACAAGAGCGAGCGACAATATGACATTTACAGCCGGGTGCTCCTGGCCGCCAATCAACCGAATATCGGATTGTCGCCGGAAGACCGGGCTGATCGGGCGTTCTTTTTCATCATCTCCTACACCGCCGAGAACAAGCACATGCTAACGCAAGAGTTCCAGCAATGGGCTTGGGGATTGAAACCGTTTTACAATGAGCTGATCACCAATTTGAAGAACGTTCTTTTTCGTCAACACTTGATGCGTTATTTCGTCGATCTTGAAGTTAACCGTGAAGAGCTGGAAGATCTTACTCACTCATCGCGCGACGATGAGCAGGTGGTTACCTCGACGATGTCGCAAGCGCGATTGGTAGCGCGCTATATGATCGCCGACGCCCGAGTGGTGCAGACGCTCGATATCACGGCGTGGTTCAATATGCCGCTCTTGTCGGGCGGGGTGCAACGGGTCGCCAAGGAGCTCAATATTCGCCCGGCGGAAACCCTGCAGGTGCTGTTCGAATTTCAGCGCGCCAGCATCGTCGAGGAGATGGGTAGTGGTTTTTATCGCTTTAAATATCGTTATGGCGATCTGATCAAGAAACTCGGCGACGCGCACGGCCTTGCCATCATGCCTCAACATCCCGTAGAGAGTACGGATCACGGTCCCAACACCGTGACGACAACCTACGGGGCTCCGGAATGGCGGGGAAAAAACAGACAGGCGCAGCAAGATACGCGCAAGCGTTACGACCGCGACGTGGACGACATTGGTATGTCGGATTGATCTTTCTCGCCACCCCGGCCGACGCCCACTGCTACCGGATCTGGCATTACCTCAAACCCCAACGCTGTTTCACTGCGCTCGCGCCGCTGCACCGCACCGTACTGAGCCGGCTCAGTACAGAAGATCGGATCGAAATTCCGTTGCCGGATCTCAACTGGATCGATTGCCCGCTGGGGGATGAGCGATTGCGCGGCATTGCGCTTTTGCGGGATTTGAAGGATGTTCCGGCGCAGCGATAGGAGGCCGATCATGGCAACCGTCAAGCGCACCACCAGCACCACAATTTCTCGCACCCCGCCGCCGTTGCCCCAGGACGAGCCGCCGCAACGACTGGCCAGTCGACTGCCCAATGCGCCAGGGCAGTTGCCCGATGAGCCGCCGCCGCCCGACAATCAGTGGCCCGGCGTCGAGCCCGAAGAGGTCGAGCCCGGCGCGCCAGCGCAAAGCGACGTCGTCCCGGTTGGCGTCGAACAATTCCAGCGATCACAAGAGATGCAGGCGATGGGGATCCACAATTGGGTCGCCGCGCACGATGAACGCAATCTCGACGAGCCGCAGCAGCAGGTTGCTGGCGTAATCGATTATGAGCGGCGGTAGTCCGCCTCCCGGCTGGACTCTCGGTCCGGACGGAAACTGGATCCCGCCCAGCGCGCTGCCGGCTCCAGGCGCGACGCCGATGCCGGCCGGCGCTCCGGTTCCTGGCGGCGGCACGACAGGCGCTGGTCCCAGCGGTGGGATGCTGCCAGGGAGCGGCGTCATTCCTCGCCCTGCCAGTGCGGGCGCACCCTCAATGGGCTATCCGGCGCTCGGCGCCCCAGGCGCGAGCCTCAACACCACTGGGCCGCAGATCATCCCACCGCGGCGCGGAATTGCCCCCAACAAGCAGGTTGGCCAGTTCACCGGCGGCACATCGACCGAGAACGCTTGGGATCCGCGCAGCTGGTTCAAGGCCAATCCGAACGCGACCTTTCAAGCCGGCTCGCCGATGAACGGACCCGGCGGCCCAGCTGCAGGCGCGCCCGCCTTGGGGTTCGGCGGTATGATCAATCCAACCTTTCGCGGCGCGATCGCCGGGGCTGGCGTCATGGCGCCGACTCCAGCCGAGACGGGCGAGCTCCAGCCAAAGTATTGGCCTAACCCGAATTCAGGGCAGGGCGGTATCGGATCGGACGCCAACCGGCCGGTGTTGGGCGCAGCTGGTTTTCCAACCACTTATGCTGCGCCTGGGCAGCAACCGCCTGTGCCGACGCCCGGCGCGCTCGCGCCGCCTTCGCGGCCCGTCACGCCTACCCCGGTGGCTGCGGCGCCGCCCGGCGCAACGCCCGGGCCGGTCAATGGCAGGGTCAATCCAGCGTCGGTCAATCTCGGCAACAATCCATGGATCATGGGCAATCGACCCAACGCCAATCCAGGGATCGGCGGCGGCATGCTGGGCGGTGGATCGATCGGCGGGGCTCGAGGAACCGGCGGCCCACCGCAAATGGGCATGCTTGACCTGTCGCAGTTGTTTCAACATCCCGCTGTTCAGGCGGCGATGCAGCAAAATCAGCAACAGCAGGCGCAGCCTTCGTCGCTCATACCCACCGCGCAGCCTTCGTCGCTCATACCCACCGCGCCGCCAAGCATCGGACCGCTTCAAAGAGGCGCGAAATGGCCGCCCAAATTCGGTCCCAATTTGACCGTGCCAGGAACTGAGCTCGGTGGAGAAGGGACAAGCACATGAGCATGGATCCGGTCACCTTCCAGGGCAAAATCAGCCTGATCATGGCGCAATATTGGGCCTACCCCAATCTGGCGGCCGAGGTGCAAGCGATCATCACTGCGCTCGACGCTGATCCGACCACTTACGACAAAACCATGCAGACTCCCGCAGTCGGTCTGATCCCCGGCATCGCCGGGCAGACGCCGTTCACCAACGAAATGCTGCGGATCATCAACATCGGCAAGGCCGGCAATCTCAGTAACACTGCGATGGCCGACGAGATCAACGAACTGCTCGGCAACGCCGTGCCGCCGGTCAACGTCGATGCGCCGTTCATCCCGGGAACCGCGGCGCTCAATAGCGTGCTGACGGTCACCAACGGCAATTGGCTCAATCACCCGACTTCGTACACCTATCAGTGGCGACGCGGCGCGGCGACGGCGATCGCCGGGGCGACTGCGGCGTCCTACACCATCGTCGCGGCCGACGTGACGGCCGGCGAGGTCAATTGTCTGGTGACCGCGGTCAATGGCGCAGGCTCAACGTCGCAGGCTTCGAACAGCGTCATCGTCACCGCGCTTGGATGATCGAGCGCCTGTTCCCAACGGAGGCCGATGCGTGGTTGCCAGAACTGCCCGAGCCGCCTGGACCGCCCGATCTGGTTTGGTGGCTCAGTCATCGCGAGCCGCTGGTGCTGATGGCCGCCCGGCGGCACACCACCCGCGCGTGGCATAGCTATGTCGTTTTGCCAAGGAGCAATCCATGCCAGCGATCCTCGATGAAGCGGTCAGGCAACTGAAAAAGAAGGGCTGGGGAACGTCGAGCGCCTATGCGATCGGCACCTCGACGCTGCAGAAGAGCGGCAGCTTGAAAAAGGGCACGAACCAGCCGACTGCCAAGGGCGTCAAGCGGGGTAAGATGTCCCAGGCTGAGCGGCGGAGGACGATGTGAGCGAGTTGACTTTCGGCACGCGCGCAGTTGGGCTTTCCTTCAACCCGAGCGGCAGCGGCGAGGTTTACGATCTGAAGGTCGCTGCAGCCAACTTCATCGATGTCTGCAATGCCGGGCGCGAAGGTACAGCCGATCCCGAGGTCAAGCGCATGTACTCGGTGGCGATCACCGAGGCGCAGACGGCGCAGATGTGGGCGGTAAAGGCCGCGACTTGGCGCTAGCCAATGACCTCTCGCCACGCGAGCGCGAATGCTTGCTATGGATTGCGCGCGGCAAGACCTATGCAGAAGCCGCGCTGATTATCGGGATGTCGTTTGGCTCGGTCAAAACCTACCTCGACAATGCGCGCTACAAGCTCAATTGCGCCACGCTGGCCCAAGCCACCGCGCTGGCAGTCGCGATCGGTCTTTTTACTCCCGAGGATTTGAAAGGGCGTTAGCGCCCAGGAACATGTCGTGGCGCGCCGGAACGCAATTGCAATTGTAAAACGCCTGATTGATCAGCCCGTCTTGTTGATATTGCGGTTGTTGTGCCAGCATCTGCGCTGCCTGCGCCTGCTGCGAATAAGCCATCAGTTGCTGCGCTTGCGCCTGGGCCTGGGCGACCTGCTGCATCGCAGAGTCCGACCCGTAGTACCGGCCACGCCACGCCTCGGCCAAATCCATCCAACGGTCACGCTCGCTACGGAGATCATCGACCTGCGTCTTGAGCTGGGCGATTTCGGCATCGCGCGGATCGACTTTGACCGGCTGTTTGGCGACGAAACCGGTGATCATTAACGCAAGCGTGCTGATAATCGACATACTTCCCCTCTTTCCGCTTGACAGTCCCAAACAGTCCGAATAGCTCTGGTGGCAAGGCCCCTGTGTGGTCTTAAACCAGAAGGACTGATCAGATGCAATTCGATACCGAAACCGCGGCCAACTATGCCGGCCAGAAACTCGACGCCCTGCTTGAGCGTGCCACGCGCGACGCCAACACGGCGATCGAAAACGCCAATATTCCCGACGCCGTTGTATATTTCTCCGAGCTGCGCGACACGGTCAAGACGCTGGCGACCAAGATGTCGGCTCTTCAGTCGCTTGTCGACACAATCTCGCAGGAGCTCCTGCCGACCCTGTTCGGCAACCAGGGCGTCAAGACGATCAAGATCGACGATATCGGCCGAGTGTCGATCAACGACCGTTGGTCAGCCTCGATGCTCGACAAGGCCGCAGCCTTCCAGTGGCTGCACAACACCAACAATCAAAGCCTGATCATCGAAACGGTCAATGCCGCGACGCTCGGCGCATTCGCCAAAGAGGAGGCGTTAGCCAAACGGTCATTGCCAAGCGACATCTTCAAAGTTTCCTCCACGCCTTACACCAGCATCACCAAGGCGTGACATGAACTATGAAAAGCCCCGTTATCGCTGGAACAGTTCAAAGGAAATGTACATCGTGAGCAACGACATCGTAAAAACAGAGAGCGCATTGGTCCCTGACTGGATGCGCAAGGCCTCGACCGGCGCGTCGATGGGCAACATTGACGGGTCCGACCTCAAGCCGCCGCGGCTGAAGATCCTGGCCGGGCAAAGCCCCGAAATCATGGACCGCACCCCGGGCGCCAGCGTCGGCAATTTTTGGATGACGATCCTGAACAAGGACTTCGGCCCCTCGGTCACCGGCACGCCGATCTTCCTGCGCAAGAGCTACCAGCTATGGGCGCCGAAAGGCGTCGGCGGCCCCGGTGAGCAGAAAGGTCCGCTGGCGACCGCCTCGGACGGCATGCATTGGGACCACCCCAACCAGACCTTCGAGGTCCGCTTCCCCGGCAATCCGAAAGTCTACAAGTGGCATATTCGAACCACCGTTTTCGAAAACAAGATGCACAAGTTCGGCTCGAGCCAGGACGACAATCCGAGTTCGAAGCCGGCGGCGACCCTGACCTATGACGTCTTGTGGCTGATCGACTTGCCGAACGGCAAGAAGCAGCTTTGCGTGTTCACCAACGCCCGCACCGGCATCGCACCAACCCAGAACTTCATCTCGACCGCGCGGGCGATGGGGGTCGATCAATTCTATCAGCGGTATAAGATCGTCAGCCAGCGCAAGACCGGGCCGACCGGCGACTTCTACTACACCTACGATTACCAATATCTCGGCAATCTGCAGACCGAGCAGGAAGGGATCGAGGCGCGGGCGCTCTACGATCAGTACGCCAAGAGCGGGTTTGTCACCGACTTCGAGGGCGAGGCTGAGACGATCCGCGCCGATCGCAATCCAGAGCCGCGGCCCATGTACACGCCCAAAGAGGACCAGGACGACATTCCGTTTTAGTGAACCCTCCGAGCGACGGAGGTAGGAGAGGCTTGTCCTCAAGCACAAACCCCCGATTGGGGGCGAGCCTCTCCGCAAGGGGGAAATATGCCGCCATTGAGCATCGACAACTATGTTCGGGTGACCGCGCTGGTCATGTACGAAACGATCCAGCTTAGCCTGATCTCATCCTTCATTGAGATCAGCGCCAAGGAACGGCAGGAGCGGACAATCGAGATCCTCAACCTGATGGCGCGCCGCTGCGGCTGCGAGATCCGGCGCCTGTGCTTCGAGGAGGTGGACGGTGAGTAAGGCAGTGGTGACCGAAGCCGTCGAAGGCAAGATCAAGATCTACGGCCATGGCGAACTCTGGCTCACTCCGGTGGAGGCCTTCAACTTGGCCAGCGAGCTTATGGAAGTCGCCAAGCGGGCCAAGGAGCAGATCAAGGACGCCAGGATTGAGAAGTGACCGATCACCGAACCCTCTACGAGAAGATCCGCGCAATCGCCGAGGACCAGCGCGGCGATCCGGCGACCCGCGCCGCGGCGCAGCGCAAGCTGGCCAGCTTCAAGCCGGCCTGGACCCCGCCGCCCAACAAACGGCACCCTGGACTTTGGCCCTCGCCCGAGCACGAACGCTACACGTTCATGGACCTCAGCAACTGGAACCGGACCGTCAATGGCAACCGATCCCACGTCATCACCCACAAGGGCGTCACTTACCGGGTCGTCCTGTTCGAATACAAGAAGATCCCGGATTATGGCTGGTCGCGTTTCGAAACCGTGATGCGCGACGCGGTGTTTTCCGGCCGGTTCCACACTCTTGGGGAGGCGCACAGGGACGCATGGACCCAACTGATGAAGCTCTAACCTACCCTTACGCCGTCACTCTAGACGAGGTGCTGGAGATCGTGATCGAGCATTTAGAGATTGTCAGAAACACAGATGGTCTACTAAAGCAGGGGGTTCATCTGAAGATGGCGTCGCGGGCCATGCGCTGCGCCCTGGAAATCTATGGTTCGCAATTAGAGGTGCTGAACAAGGAAAAGCAATGAACACGTACGAACTGACTTTTAAATGCCCGAACAAGGAAACCTTCATCGAGATGATCGAGAAGATCGGGCCGATCGCTGGCACGATGCAGGTTAACGTCAACAAGATCGTCAAGGAGCTGTCGGTCGGCGACAACACTCAGTCGCCCTACAAACTCCGATCGAAGCCGACCAGGATGCGCAGCTCCAAGGTCAACGACACGATCATCGCCTCACTGCAGAACGGCCCGTTGAGCGCCAAAGAGCTCAAGCAGGGGCTGGAGGACGCTGGCTTGGCCGCCGGGTCGCTATCGACCGGCCTCGCCGCCCTGCAGAAGAACCGCGTTATCGAGCGCGTCTCGGAGGGCGTCTACGGGCTTGTTGGTTACTCCCAGGCGGCTGAGTAAGTGGACGAGGCCGCTCGCAAGCGGAAGCTGGTCGCGGAGGTCAACGCCCTCCGCGGCGGCTACGCACGCCGTCTCGAGGATCGATTTGCGGTCGGCGTGCTCGACCTTGTCATCAAGCTTCCTCGTCTCCCGTGGATCTGGGCCGAGGGTAAGATTGTCGATGGCTTCAAGTTCGCCCCGACCGAGCGTCAGTGGGTCGAGGGCAACAGGATCCTGGCGACCGGCACTCCGGTCGTCCTCATCGGCTGGAAGGGCCCGATCATGCACGTTTCGCCGTGGGTGGAGCAGGCCGACACCCGCGAATGCTTTTTCGGTTCCCGAGACGGCGCCGCCGTTCTGGGCAAGTTTCTCTTGATGAAAGTAACCGCATGAACCTCGACGATAGCTTACGCGACAAGGTGATGACCAACGGCGCTTTCGAAGACACCGCGCAACTCGCTCAAGGGCTCAAATTCGCGCTCAGGCGTGGGAAGAACTGGGAGCTCCTCCCACCTGAGTCGAAGGAGGCTTTGGAGCAGATCGCTTCACGCATCGCGATGATCCTCAGCGGCGACGCTAACGATGCCAAGCACTGGAACCGGATCGCGATGTATGCGCGGGTGCGCGACAAGGCGCTGACCCCAACGCCGACGCTCGAAAGCAGCGTCGCCCAGGCGGTTCGCACGCGCGTCAACCTGTTTGAACCGGCGACGCCGCGGATACGGGAGCCCGGCGATGCGGCTCCCTGAGATCCTGACGCGGCTCGAAACCGCCCTCCAAGAATTACTGCCGATACGCGGTCAGCTCGAAGGGGATTGCCCAGACGAAACCGCATTGGTGCTCGGTCAGGCGATCGGAACGGTATTCCAAGCCAAGGCGCTGGTCGAGCGCGATCTCAGACTGCGAAAAGAGCGCGAGGAAGCCGATGCGTAACCTTTTCGAGCTTAACGCCTTTCGGATCCCCGACACGCCCTACGAGGCTGGCGCGATCGGCGGGGCATTCCTGATCCCCTATCCGCTCGCTGGCGAAAAGCTTCGCTGCATTGCGACCGCGGGTGAAGGCTGGGATCACGTCTCGGTCAGCCCGCACGTTTCCAAGCGCACCCCAAGCTGGGCCGAGATGAGCTACGCCAAGGCGACTTTCTTCCATGAAAAAGAGGTGGTGATGCAGCTGCACGTTCCCGAGGAGGATCACATCAACGTTCATCCCTATTGCTTGCATCTCTGGCGCCCGCACAACGCCAAGATCCCCCTTCCACCGAAGGTGATGGTCTGATGACCGAGGCTGAAGAATGGCGCGCCCAACGCCAACGCTACGAGGCGTTCAGCGCCACTGAATTAGGCAAGCTCTATCGCGCCTACGACAAGGCGACGATCGACTATTGGCAAAAAGACGGAGTCGAAAATTTCCCGATCAAGCGCCTTCAGGAATTGCACCAAATTGCACGCGAAGCGACCAACGCCTTCGTCGCCAAGCTGATGGAGATCGCCGGTGTCTAAGGGTTTCACCTACAAATCCTACAATTTCACCGACAAGGATCCGATCATCGACGAGATCAGGACCGTCGTTCAGGGGAGCGGCTGGACCCACAAGCGCATTCAAGAGGAGTCGGGCGTCACCACGGTGACCCTGCGCAACTGGTTCGCTGGTTCGACGCGCAAGCCCCAGGCCGCCACGCTCAACGCGGTAGCGCGGGCGCTGGGCTACAAATTGAGCTTCGTCCCTTATGAGGCGGCCTCCGCCGTTCAACCCATGCCAGCGGCCTCCGTAGGCCACGCTGTGCGCATGGCCAAGATCAGGCGGGTGAAATGACCTTCGCTAAAGAACTTCAGACCTTCTTGAAACGCCATCGGATGAGCCAATCCGATTTCGCCGAGGAGATCTGGGGCCGCTACCTCAACACCGAAGGCAAGCATGTGGCGCGCGGCCGCGATCGGATTTCAGTCTGGGTTCGGGGGATCAGCCAGCCATCGGAGGAAAACATGCGCAAGGTTGTAGCTGTATTTGTGAGATACTTATGAGCATCAAATTCAAAATCGGTTTCACCATGGACGCCGAGACGCTGTTCGGCCTGATGTCGAAATTCCTGCCGGTCGAGAACCTCTCGGTCGAGGAGCTGATCGAGCGGCGCCCGGTCGAGGCGATCGCCCACGCCGTCAAGCGCATCACCGCCAAGCGCATCACCACCAAGCACAAAAAACGCCCGGTCCAACTCGACAGCGGTATCAACGGCATCATCATGACTGCGATATCGGACAAGCCAGCGCGCCCGATCGATATCCGACCCAAGGTCATCGCTGCCGGTTTTTCCGCCAACTCGCTCACCTCGCGAATGATGTTCCTGCGGGAGCGCGGCATAATCGAGCCGGTCGGCGACGGGACGTGGAGGAAGAAGTGATGACCCGCATTGAAATGTGTGAAGAGTTTACAGCTCGCTATAGCAGAAGCGACGATCCTCTCTACGCGATCGCCATGGCCATATTGGAGGTTGCTGACGCGATTGATAATAACAGTTCAGATTTTAGCGATCTTGCTGAGCTACCAAACATCGTT